ATCCTGATTATCTCCTGTTTGGTTCTTCCACTGCTTGAGTTTTGAAACATCAAAAGACAGCGCAAGAATTTTTGCTTCTGCAACAGGATTATCACCTTCACCATTAACAAAAGGTGAGGAAAAGTTCGGGTGGGGCATAACAATAACGCCATTATCGTTTGTGCCGGACTCCTGGTCAAAAGCAAAGCCAAGTTCAGCCATACTCAAACGCCTTGCGTCAATACCTTTTATCGGAAATCTTTCTGTTCTGTAACCACTGTTAAGAACATAAACTACACCGGTAATATATGCTTCGTTCCTGAAATAACCTGAATAACGAAGGTTGTCAGGATTTGCATAAAAACTTCTTAGCTCCGAATAAGGGATTGTTTTGGTATCATCAAAGCCAACCCTTACTTTTAAAGAGGCTTCTCTTAATGCATCATAATTAATAGGCTCAGCACGCCAATTCCCGCCCCATATGCGGCGATCATGTGAAAGGATAGACTTGCATATGGTTTCACGGTTAACGGGCCTTAGAATCTCTGAAATGTCTAAAGGAACCTGAGTTTCATAACCGTTAATTTCAACACTAAGTTCTCCGCCAGTTTTAGGTATAGCAAAAAATTTGTCAATCTTCATTACTTCGGGGTAGGCCGAGCCTTCACCGGCAGACAAATAACGAATAAAAGCAAACTCAATGTACGTAAAGCTGTTGTCAAGATTATCAACTTTTAAGTTGATTTTTTTTGTTGAGTTTTCATCAAAGCCAGAAGTTTTTACCTCTGATGAATTATAGTGACTTTTGGTTATAAATATTGGCTGAGACTCTGCAACAAACTCTGTCCGATTGTTTGAGGCATCTGCATACCTGTAAAAGAAAAAGTAGTTACCAAATTTTAGCTGACCACCGGAAGACTCTCCGCTAAACTCAATGGATTGATTAGCAGGCAAGTCTTTAATAAGCTGAATAGCCTTATCAAGGGTTTCTTCGTTATAAAAACGCTCTGTTTTGTAATTTGCTTCCTGATCAAAACCCGTGTTTACAAGTCTTAATACATTTTTGTTGTCGGTGAATATAAGGTTTACAGTGCCGTCATAATCTCTTAAGGCTATCATCTGATCTCCTACGGGGTGTTCAAGGTCAAAATCAAAAACACTTGAACACATTGGCTGACCTACATCATAAGGAATTGAAAATTCATCACCATCATCAACGTGATTGATATTTATAAGCGGTTTGTAGGTTTCTTCAAACGAGCCTCCACGTACAACAGGAGAAGGGAAAGAACCAATTTCGCCAACATTAGTAGAAGGATTATAAGAAACGATATAAGCAATCCCATTATATTCCGTTGCCCCCAAAAGCTGGAAGCCAGGAGTAAGTTCAAACACTTCTTCGTTGCCCTTAACAGGAGTAACAATAAGTCCTTGACCATCTTTGTTAAGAAGTTGAATGTTTGCGGTAGGTAGCAACAAACCCGTATTATCCAACTTTGAATAATCCAGGTCTGTTGTAATGCCTTTATGGAATACAGATACTTGCTTCATTTTATTCTCCTATTCCACGGTGAGCGAAACTTTCATGACGAATATAAGGAACCATATTCATATGAATCATGTTAATTTCAAGTAGCTCTTTTCGGCTATAGTTCTTATAATTGCCCTGTGCAGCTCTTACTTGTAGGTTTCTTTCTTCTTTCAGTTCTCCATATGCAGTAGGGCTTAACTTGCCCATAAGAAAGTCTTCATAAAAAAGCTTAACAAGAACATGCTGTACGCAAGCTTCTTCGTGTCCTTTAAGAATAAGTGGAGTTTCTGTTTCCGGGTCTATTGGAATACCCATGAAGTTAACGTAAACATAATCAAGGTCATAAGTGCTGTCAAGCACAATATAACTTCCATTATCGTAAAAGTTTACATGGGTTTTATGGTCATCGGGGTCTTTGTAAACATCAAGAATACGGGCACAATAAGGGGGGATGCGAGCCTGTTTATCACGTATTTCAAACCTTGCCTTGTAGTAAGGCACCAGGGCCGGAAAGTCTTCAATCCATTCCGTTTTGCACTCTATAGCCCATTCAAGTACGTCAGCAGGATTGATAGGTTTTGTTTTGATGATAGAAGAAACCCGGGCATAGATTTCCTTAAAGGTCGTGTATTTGGAGCTTGTCATAACCGTGAAAATATTTTTTCTTTGGTGGAGTTGTAATATCTTCGGCCTTTTTTAAGTTCCTTCAAAACACGTCCCATCTGTCGTCTCGAAAAGCATGCTCTCCTGACAATCCTTGGGTTTCTCCAATCCTGAGGGTAGTGGAATCTTAGTGTATAATGAACCCCTGCAAAAGGAATGGTAAAAATGGTTCTTTTCATAAAGAGATAATCTTTAACCCTTATGAGGTAGCCCATCTTTAAAACAAACCTGTTCTTGGGTTCTTCACTGTCTTTTAAAATTACTTCCGCTTCCTGAGTAATAAGATCATCTACGATCATATCCCAAAAGAGTTTTACTATCTTCCTGGGAAAGCGTCTTGCAATTTCTTCTTTGCTGCGTTTCTTGTACGCAATATCTTTCTTGTGTCTGTCAAGACTTTTTTGAAAAACTTCGGCCCACGAATCAAAAGAACGATTGAGTTTAAATTCGCCTGAAAGCTCAATTAAATCTCTATTGTTGTATCGCTCAAATTTAAGTATTTTTTTCTTCTCAAGCTTATAAAAGAGTTCTTTAGGAGGCATACCCTTTAGTTTCGTTTGGCTGTGGCTGACCTACTTTCTCCTTTGCTTTTTTACTGCTTTGCAGCAGTTTTCTATACCACCCTGCCGCCTCAGGACGATAACGTATTTCAATGTTAAGGTATTTTGCTGCGGCCTTAATATAATCCCTGATATTGTCCGAGCCGTCTTTGTACCACAATTCTTCTCTGCGTTTCCATTCTTCGGGAACAAGGAAGTCTACTACTACACCCGACTCTTCCGGAATTAAAATTTCTTCTTCATCACGTAAAACAACGTAATGGTTGTGTAATGCTTTATTGCTTGTAATAGGATATCCGCTACGGGTACGGTGGCTTACAATAGCAGCCATTTCTTCACGAACCAGGGGATATTGCTCAAAAGGCAAAAACCAAAGGTTCTGCACATTAATAGGAATGTTTATAAGAACATATAAGTCCATTACTTCCTTCCAATTAATTCTTCCTGATTATGACGTGCATCATTTTTTTCGTCAGCCTTAATACCAAGACCGGCTAAGATATCCTGTTTGACTATCATTTCCAAACGGAAAGGGTCAGGTACGGGGTACATGCCATCCCAGGAGTTGCCCGGAACGTCCATAGGCGACTTAAACAAGGCAATAAGGACAATGTCCGTTGCAAGCTTTTCGTTGCGTACAAGCGCCCTGTCCGGCCCTATAACGGTATAATCAACTTGCGGAGAAGACCATCGCCTGTATTCAGCAAAAGAAAACTCATCTATGCTTCTGCGATTATACTTTTCACGCATATTCTTTTTGCCAAGGTACTTGATATTCGCCCAGGCAACATTAGGTAAAAGCTCATTGAAGGTTACAAAAAACTGTCTTACATCAATTTCTTCTTCGGGGTCAATACCTTCGTTGTCAATTTTAACATCCATCTGCTGATAAAAAAGATCGTTGACTTTTTTGTTAGCAGTCCACTCCTGTTGAATAAGCATGGCCCTAACATCATCGACTTTTTTAGCAATAAGGATTTCATCATAAGGATTGTCGTCCGTTACGTGAAACCCTGAAACAAATTCAACAATAGAATAAATAAGCTCTCTGTAAGTTTTCATGACAAGAAGGTTTAAAAAAAGGGGGAGAAGGAAGCCAACTCCCCCTTTGAATGAAAAACATCAGAACCTACGCTTGCCAGAAAGCAAGAAGCTCGGCAAAAGTAGTGTCAGGAGTACCTTCGTCCATGATGCGGGTAGTTTCATCTTCCCACTTGTCAGTAACACTTTCGTATTCTGTCAGGGGAACATAAAGTTCAATTGCGTTCATGAAGAAGTTACCATGGCTTGCGCCATCAAGAGCGTAATGATGCATAGGAACATCAATGTTGATGCGAACATAGTCCTCATCCCTGAGGGGCATATTGTCCGGCCAGCTTTCTTGTGCAAGGAATCCCTTGTTGGGAAGGTGCGAGAATACACGGAAAACTTCGTCAATAGACAAAATCTCCTTGGAACCGGCAACATCAATTTCCGTAGTAGCAATCTGAGGATCAGCAATAACTTCAAAAGTTACGTCAGTATACCTCTGAGTAAGGGTAAATTCTCCACTTCCTGCAGCACCGGCAACGGCGGTTACATGAGCACCCGGATATTGGAAAGCGGGGCGCTTGGTGTAACCGGTATCGTCATTAATCTGAGCAACGATATCATCAACCATGGTATCAAGGTCGGTTGCACTGATAGTGGCACCGCTCATATCAATGTTATACAGTTTACCACCGTAAAACTTGGTATGAGGCAGAGTGAAAGAGTTTTGAACACCTGGTTCATAATGACGTGACTGAACCTGTACACCATACTCATAGGGCACGGCGCCATTTGCAGGAAGCGTATCATTCAAAGTAACGGTGATTACTCTGAGAACTGCATCTGCGTGTTCAGTTACATTAAGGGCTGTTCCTGTCATAAAAGGCAGCGAAAGCCCAAACTCTTTGAATTGGAGAACTTTCAATCCGGAAACAGAATCAGTGTAAACACCAATATTGTCAGGACTTGGTTCATTGATTAACACTTTTTTTAGAGGCTGTGTTAGGTTGCCTCCTCTTCCGTTAGGCATAGCGGTAAGATTTAATTATTAGATTTTTGGCTTTTGAGGTTTTCTTCAATAAGAACGGTCTGGTATCTTTCCTCTTTAACCCTTTCAACGATAATCCTTACGGCAATGTCAATGACTTCTTTATTCTGCTCGGGCAGAAGATTTCCGTCAGAAGACCTTGCATCGCCGGTAGGCTCGTAAATTATGGGTTCGGGCATCGACAAATAAAACATTTTTGCTTTAGCCACTTTCTCATTTTCTGGATAGTTAACAACAAAATTACCCTGCTGATAATAATAAAGGCGAGTATCACTTGGAGTACGGAAAGGATTAACCTTCATAACCGAAAGTGAATCAGCCCTCATTCTCTTCACGGGAAGAAAATCAGACAAAGTTGTTCTGTCATTATCTGTCCAAATTTTAAACGAAACACTTTGAAGCCTGTAGTAGTCCGTTGGCAACGGGAAACCTTCTTGGGTAATGTCAATCTCCGGTGAATATTTATACAGATTTCTTAATGCATCAACAAAGTGCTGATCGTAATCAGCGCCTCCGGCCTTGGTTCTCATCCACTCAATGAGGGCTTCGGTATTCATCAACCGATTGAACTGTGTCGGGGTAAGGACAGCAGTGCTTTCCTTCTTTATCCCGTCAAGAACAGCTTTATAGATGTTCTCAGCCGTTGTTAATGCATAAGCCATCTTACTTCACTTTAGAAATCAAATACTTAATAAGATCATCCGGGTTGTCAAAGTCACCCCACTCAGCTTTAGCGTATCGCTTGCTGCCAGCAAAAGCTTTGAGTTCATCAAGACTTTTACCTTCAAGTTCCTCAAAAAGCTCTTTTTGCTTATCGCTCGGCTCTTTTGTAGTATCAAAAGTGCGACCTTCTTTTTGGGCAAGAAGCCTGTTCCATTTACTAACAGTCATAGTGTTTTCTTCCTGCTTAATAAAGCGTTTAAGGTCATTCAAATCCTTGCCAATAAACTTACTTCCATCGTAAAAGTCTGTTCCACGTAACTTAATAAAATTATGAAGGACAAGCTTCAAAATAAATACTTCGTCAATGTGTGCAGAGCTTTTACATTCCAGGACAGCTTCGGGGTTGGTTTCACAAAGACTTAAAACCCTGTCTTTAAGAACAACATCAGAATAGTTATTGGGGTCAAATTTGAAACTTTTCACTTTGTAATTCAACACAAGAGCAGTATCAAATAAACCTTCGGGAGCCAATTCCTCACGGATGAATCGAGTAGCCTGATAAACCTTATCAGCCTTGCTAACACGGCTTACGGCTTCCTCGATCTCATCGTGAATATAGAAAAAGTGCTTTTTCGGTTTGGCTTTATCTTTCTCGGGAGCCACAAACCAAGTGTGGTTCTTTAAAAGATTAACCAGGGCAGCGTCTTTAGGATTTACAAATTCACCTTTTTTATCCTTTGTAAGATCAAAGGTTTGAAGGTTCATAAAATTAATCCTGTTCAAGGGGTTAATCACAAACGGAAACCTCTTTTTCTTCTCGGGAGAAAGCATTTGCTTCCCGGTCATTTCCTCAACCGTAAGGTTATCATAAGTATCGGGATTGTTGGGGTCAACGTGTTGGCCCGTAAGATACGTTCCAATTGACTCATCCTCAACACAAAGAAACGGGTACGGTGTGTCTTTATACCGGTTGTCAATAGCTATAAGCTTAACTTTTCTCTTCATCTGTAGTCTGTATTAGTTTAAGAATTAGAAATTACACAGCAGTTCCGCCGGTTGAAGCAGTGCTACCACCTGTACTCAAAGAGCTGGGGATAGGACGGAAGATACGGGTGATTTTTGCACGGCTAATAATACCGGTTTGGAACAGAACGTGCTTGTGGCTACCATCAATTGAGGTTGCCATTTCACCGCCCTTGTCAATACCGCTAACGGTACCGGTCTTCATCGGACGAAGCTGAATCAATTCAACTTGGTTGTTGCCATTCTCGTCAAGACCGAGGGGCAGTAAGAGGCCATCATAGCTTGAACGCTTGGTACCATCAGGCAGATAGAGGCTCGGACGTTCTTCAGCGTCAAAGAAACGATAACGCTTGGGAACGATACGAACTCCACCAAACTCAAAGTAACCATAATCCATGTTCACGCCTTTTTCAGAACCGGAACCTTCAACGTTGTTGTTTTGGGTTACAAATCCTTTTTCGGCCATCATTTTGTAGAAGCCATTGACGCAGCGCATCCCGCCAACCAACATTACTTCTTTCTTTCCGTCACGTCCGGAACGAATGTCAACATCTTCCAAAAGACTTTCAAGGAAGTCCATTGTCCAATAGTTGTAGGGGTGTTCGTAAGCACCTTCTCCGGCATGAAGCAGACCGTCACCGGCCATGATTTCACGACCCTTGGTGTCCTTCATCAGAACATTACCATCGGCAGAAACGGTTCCTTCACCAAATACAAGAGCGTACTCATGGTACTTGGCAGCACGGCGCATCATTTCGTCTTCGGCGTGGGTCAGATAGGTAACCTGTCCGTTGTGGATAGTCCACTTTTTGCCTTCGTCCATGGCGGCAGCAGTGCCAGACCAGGAATACTTCAGACGTTGCAGGGTCATGTAAGCACGTCCCCAACCGTCAAAGGTGTACTTTTCAGTACCGGTCTCGGAGAAGTCATGTTCGTACATGGTTTGAACAGCAGAACATTCCATTCCTTCGGAGAGCAGATAAGGGTCAACAAAGTTTTCGTTGTCCTTGGTAACAAGCTTGCAGTTATACATGAAGCCGTCCTCAACTTCCTGAGGAATCATATCATCATGAACATAAAGCTTGGTCATGTTGTCAGCCAATTCAATGACTTCTTTAGGGCCAGGCCAGTTGTTATCGAGAACAACATAGATAGGGGTTTGGAATTTCCCCGGCTCATCGGGATAAGCGTCACAGGTGTAACGTACAACACGGCTTTTACGCATCTTGGTATTCTTGATGGCGTATTCGACCACGTTTGATTTTACTACTTTATACGCATTGCTGCGCATGTTGTCAAACAAACCACGGGATTTCATTCCCTTCATGTTCAGAAAGGAGGTAATAGGCGTAATGTCTTCCTCGTGAAGAGAGAAAACAGTTGGCAGAATATCCGGGTCTGCTACTGCATGGCTCATAAGCGAGTAAGATGTAATACTCTCATGAGCGATGTCTTGCGGTTGTCCAGGTAGGTATCGCATTTTATTTAAAAATTAAAAAAGTTTGAGGTTCCCGACTAAACAAGCTTGCCCCTGTCAACAGGTTTTGTCAGCTTGGTTGTTCCTCTGATTGGGTCTAATGCCGGGTCTAATTTTCTCTCGGTGTCTTCTTTTGCGGCTTCTTTGATTTTTGTAATATACCCTCTAAGGTTTTCACCTTTCCAAAGAATCGCAGCGACCTTATAAAGTGTATTGTGGTCTTGCAGCATTTCAGCGAGTTTTTGCGTCTTTGTCTCGGGGTTAAACTTTACCATTTCGATAAAATCCCGGTCAAATTGCGTTTTTTCCTCAGGAGAAAATTCAATGCCAAAGAAATCCCGGTTGTCCTTAAATTGATTTACAATTTTTTTAGCGGCGGTCATCTCGGCTTCCTGCATTTTCTCAAATTGCTGCCTGGCTAACTCAACACCCTTTTGTTCGGCCTGTTGTCTTTGTTCCTCACGAATTTTTGTAATCTGGTTTCGGCCATTTTGCGCCATTTCGTGAAGTTCAATTTTAGTCTTCTTTGAAAGAAATTCTTCAATGTCATCATCAGTCCAACCATCAGGTCTTTCTTCGGATTTACCGTTTCTTGCCCGATAGATTTCAAAGAGAAAATCTTTGTCCGGAAGTTTAGCTATGTCATTTGAGGGTGATCGTTTTTCAAAAAACTTCTCAGGGTCATATTTTCCTTCCTTATGAAGTTCGATAATTTCACGGGCCTCCTGAGGAATATCACTCAGGTCTGGCTCAAGTGTTTGTTGAAAAAAAGAAAGAAGGGTTTCATATTCCGTTTCAGGTGTTAATTCCTTCGGAGGCTGAAAAGAACCTTCTCCAAATTGTTTTTCATAATCTTCTTTTTCCTTATCCCACAACCATTGTGATTTAAGCTCTGATGCAGTGGGTTCTTGCTTTGATGGCTCAGGTGTAGGTTCCGGCCTCGGTGCAGGAGGGCTTTCAATATCTGTATTGTCGCCAGGAGTAATGTTTTCAGGGTCTATTCCTTCAAGTGAAAAATCCTGATCGCCTGCAAGGGCACTTCTCATCTTTTTTTCATCCGGCGGTGCCGGTGGTGTGGGTGTGGGTTGCTGACCTTCTTGTGGGTCAATAGCAGGAGTCGGAGTTTGATTAGGTTCTTCTCCTGTCTGAATGGTCTTTTCATTTTCTTCTGTAACCATATCTCTCTGTTTTGGTTTTAACAAAACTACGATTTTTTTTAAAACGCAGCATTACTTAAAATTATTTTGGTTAAATTTGTCGCTCACTCTGTGCATTGCCCGGGTCGTAGGAATTAAGTTTTCTCCCCGGGCTTTTGCCTTTTATTGTTGTACCCTTCCGGGATTTCTTTTAAAGAACCTGTTTATTGCCCCTTGGTTGCGCCTTTCAACTCCCTGTGAAATAGTCGGCAAAGGGTCTATGATTCTTCCGTCAGCCGTCAAACGTCCTTCTGCCATGGCTTTATCCCTTTCATTATAATAGGCTTCATTTTCTTTTTGAGCGATCACCTGTGAAGGGAGTTCACCATATGCAGCCATACTTGCGATTGTGGGCACTGCTGCAAGCACATCATCCCATGGAATAGTAGCAAGTACCCCTGCAGATATAGCCCGGCCACCGGCTCTTGCTAATCCTTCCATGCCTTCTTTTGCTGCTTTTTTTGCAATGCTTCTTTCAGGAAGAGGGCCGGTTGGGTTGCCAGGACGGTAAAAGCGACGAGACTTTCCAAAAGGAATACCAAGCCTGTTTTGATAGATGATATTGTCAGCCGCACCCAAAACGCTTCTCGGTGTAACCGGCTTTTTACCCATTGACCTTACAAATTCTTCGGCATTATAAAGATAGGGGCCTGCTGCACGAACAGCTTCTCTTGCACCCAAAATACCACCTATATATAATGGTGTATTTACGGTCAGAATATTACGGCCTCGTCTTATCTGCTCATCACGAAACTTTTCTTTCTCAGCTAAATCATCAAGACTAAGTTGCTCTGCTTCTTTAACGAAATTCATTGCATTTGTGGAATCATTTTTAAAAGAAACAGGACTATCATAACCAAGCGCCTCTCCAACCTTTGCAATTCTCCCATAATGTATGGCAGTTGCCGAATCATAATTAAAGTCTTCGGGTAATGGCATATCTTGTTGTGGCGGGGTTTGTGCCTGTGCAGTAGGAATAAGCCTAAACCTTCTTGGCTGTTCTGTTTGGACAGTACGGCTTCTTTGGGTATTACCAAAAGTATCATTGGGCGCTTGCGGATTTTGAGCAAGTTCTTGAAGGTTTACATCAAGACCTGGTGCCGGTTCAGGCATTGTCCTTCGTTGTTTTGGTTTTTCTATCCTCATGGCTTATTGTGTTTGTTGTTGTTTGAAAAGAGGAGCTATCCTTGGGTTTTCGTCCTCGTAAATCCTGCCATAAACATCAAATGACTTTGTAATTCCAATCCTTTCAGCCGGTTTATAAAACCATTTGCTGTTTTGCTTATTGGCCCCAAACTCATCTGCATAAGAAAGGTAATTGCCTCTCTGGTCATTTCCAAATCCTATTGTATAGGAACCAAGTGGATTTTGAGTCATATGGGGTGTTGGACTACGCCTGCTAATTCTCCAATTTCCTTTTTCTGTTTCTTGAGGCGGGGCAAAGTCACTAAGTAATTCCTGATCGTCTTTTTGAGACATATAACCTATTCTGTTTCTTTCAGCCTCATATTTTCTTAAATGATCTTGTTTTATAGAATCCGGATTGTTTTGGAAGGCTTTGATTATCTCGGCCTGATCAATTACTGAGCCTTCAAATAAAGAATCAGAAATAGAAACAAAATCAGCATGATTTTCAGTCCTGTCTTTAGGAATATACTGAGAGCGAAACAAAACATTGTTTTTTGGTTCAACCTTCATGTAAAGCCGTTCAAGATCATCCCATACAACACCATTATCTTCTATTTGTGTTGTTTCTTTTAATGGAGCAACAATTTTATTTAAAAAACCCGGAGACCTAAACGGAGTACGATTTGGCCTTAGATTAATTGCGTTATCTATTTTCCTGAATGGCATCGCTTAATTTCTTATAGCGTTTTTATCCCTCATTTTTGTTTTTTCAATCTTCTCCTTTGCCTTTACCTCTTTGTCTTTTATGTCAACCTGCTCTTGACCTAACTCAGCGTCAATTCTCATCTGCATCTGACTTAGCTTAAGCTGCAATAGCTGCAATTGTTCTTGTGCCTGATTGTTACGCATCTGCTCTCCAAGATACTTTGTTTCTACTTCACGGTTGGAAAGGATTTTAAGAAGCTCAACCTCTTTATTGGTTTCAATCTCTTTCTCCTTAAGCATTGCCGTAATCTGGTTGTTGTTCCTTTCAAGTTCAAGCTGTGCCTGCTGAATTTCAATACGCATACGCTCAAGTTCGCTCTTGTCTTTCTCAACAAGCATTTTCATTTCATTTTCAACCTGTGCTTTCAGCTTAATTGCTTCCTGTTCTGCCTGAACCTGATTTTGCATATTCATCTGCTGAATCTTTTCTGCTTCCTCAGACCAACGTATTACGGCTTTCTGCAACTCAACCACAGAAGATTTGTTGTACATCTGCACAATGTTCTTAAAGGGTATCATGCCTTTTTCGTGCTGTCTGTGAGCAAGCATTTTAATTTCTTCCATGTTCCGTTCTTCGTTAGTGTTGTTCAGAACATGAACGTCATAATAACCTTTGTTAAGAAGATTGGCCGGGATTTTAACTACTTCCGTACTTAGATCAGGGTTCGTGAATTGTAGCATACTTTCATCTTTCCATTGGTGCTTTGCCAAAAGGTTTACGGCACGGCGTAAGGCCATTGCCTCAATCTGGTCTGCCTCAAAGAAAATGATTTCGGTAATGAGTGCGCTTTGGTCACGGCTTAACTCGCTTGTTCCCACCTGGTCTGAATTGACGATCTGACCCATTCTCTGCCGGGTAACCCCCATGGTTTCCTTACAGGCATTGTCCAAAGACAGAAGTATGCCTTCAAGGTACTGAATTGCAGGAGAAACGGTGTCATCGTAGTCTTTCCATTGGTTGTACGGGCTTTGTGTTTTCCTCCCGGCCTTATCAACGGTTTGAATATAAAGCGTTCCGGTCTTCTTGTGATAGCGCTGCTCTTGAATACTCATGTTTCCCGGCTTTTGAGAAAGGTCAACAATCTGTCCTTTCACGCCAGAGGCAGCAATATAAAGTTCCCGGTGATAATTTACAATATTATAAAGGTCTTGAATGTCTTTTGTGTTCCAAATAAGACTGTATGGTTCTTCTGCGTAAGATGAATAAGAACGGCCAAGAACGGGGAGTTCAACAGGGGTAAGCTCGTCCTTTTTCCTCAGGGGGTTTTCTATCCTGCGACCATCTACAATATACTTATCGTCAATGATCGTTGCTGTGAAAAGGTCATAAATGTAAAGAGTTTTTACCTGTTCACCCTTTTGCACATTAGGCTTAACATCAAATTTCGTTTCATCATTGATGAAGTGCCTAAAAAACTCACCCTCTTTATGTTTGTTCGGGCTGTATTTAACAAATACTTTTCGTGGAGATTTCCACCAAATTCTTTTCCGGTTAATACCATTACTATAGGTACGTGCGCCGGTATAGACATTTGCATTGGGTTGTCCTACTTCATCCCCTGCAGAGTATTCTTTATAATACTCTAATTCCTTCATTACGTCATCGTTGAGTTCCTTAGCATCTCCGTACATATCAATTACGTTGGAAAAGCTAATCCAGTCTTCAACAACGACCCAGGGGCCTTCTTGCACGTACTTAACGCCCTCAATTGAAGGATAGTGTACTCGCATTGAGTCAAGCGACTCGTAAACAAGTTTTTTGTTTGCCACATCGTAATCCACAAGAAAAAATCCTTTACCGGTTACGATCTTGTCAACAAAAAATGAAACGCTGTGTTCTTTCAGGCGGTGGGTCTGGCGGATTTTCTTCATTGACTTTTGAGCAAGCATTTCCTTTAGCTCTTTGTAGTCATAGGTAAGATAATCCTGTATCTTTTCAAGTTCTTCTTTCCCAAGCTTTAATCGTTCCTCAAATTCTTCCTGCATTTGGCTCATTGCCGTTTCTATTTCCGGCAACTGTGCCTGAAGGGCTTGCATTTGCTGAAGCTCTTCTTCGCTTTGCGGCTCCCTTTGAAGCTGTTGTTCAATCATTTGTCTTTGCTGCTGAAGCTTTTTATAGCCCACCTGGAAGACTGCTTGTTGTTCTTTTACTTTAAGCTGTAACTGCTTAATAACATATACAAACTGATTTTTGAATTTCTCCTTGACAGATTCTTCGTCAATAGCCACTACGGAAAAGACAAAGGGTCTCCGTGATTGTTGACTTGCGAGAAGGTTTATTGGGGGGCGTTGAATGGAAATATGCCTTAGTTTAGCCGGTAAAGCAAGGTCACCGACCTCGGTAAGATACTTAAACTTTTTAGGGTCTATCTTTCCATTGTAGTAATCCCAAGCAATTTCATCATTTCGTTTGGATTGACCGGTACCCCGTGCGATTGACGCAAAAGCAAGAGCAGACTTTTTAATAAAGTCTTCACCCTTTTTGCTCAGGGGCAAAAGTTGCTGTGGAATGTTCATAATTAATTTTCATGGAATGAGTGTACTAAATTGCCCTCTGCGTCTGTCTTCCAATAAGATAACTTCTCTTCTTCTTTTTCTATATCTGACTCATATACAGGAGTATAATCCTGCTCGTCTTGTTGATGTACCAGGCTTAGGGCTGAGCTTATGGTTACGTCACAGTTATATTTTTTCCCCGTAGGGTCATATCTGTATTTTGCAAATCTGCGAACTTGTTCAATATCATCCATGCCATCTATGGTTTCCTTTGTCAAAGTTTCTCTGAGAATATTAATCCAGTCTTTCTTTGTTGAGGGGTCAATACCATAGCGGTTGCTTGCTTTAGAGTTTGTGATGAACGAAGCAAGTATAGACTCTGGTCTTTCTTTTAATAACGAAGCAACACCATTTCTTGTATACCAATCAATAATTCTCCACTTGGAAAATTCTATGAGGTTTCTTGCGTTATAATAAGCTGTAAGCAAAGCAGTATTTTCATAAAAACGCTCTGCACCGCCTTCTTCTTCTGTTGGTCTTTGGACTATCCTGGCAACCCACTTTTTGTAAGTCTTGTCTGCACGGAGAAAATTTTTCCAAACATGACAAGAACCTAAAGAATCTGTATGAAAGGCTACGTCTTGGTCGTAGGAGTCTGTGCCTGCAAAATAAAGGTTTAATGGCACTTCTCCCTCTTGGTTTGTCTCGGGATGCTCAAAAATATAGAACGGGCCTTCTTCGTCAGCAGTAAAGTTAACACCTTTATTTTTATTCTTCGGGTCTTTCCAGGACAAAAATCCTCTTTTTTCTTTGTGTTCGTCTTTGTGATTATTGATGTAAGCTGCTCTTTCATTGAGCATTTGTATTTTTTCTTCTCCCATAAAGCCGCCACCAGAAGTATAAAAGACTTCATTAGCATAGATAGGATATTGTGTTGTATGCAGGAAACGATCTTTGGGCTTGAGTTTGGCACGTTCTTCTAAAAGGAAGTCTTTACTCTCCTGCAAAAGACTGTTGCCGTCTTTGTCGCTTTTATAAAACCATGCCTTAGAAGTAAAGTGTCCTACCTTATTCTTATTGGGCTGTTCGTCAAAGCGGTTGGAGAAAGACAATACATTATACTTATCGGGGTCATAGTGCCTTTCCTCAAGGTCATAAACACCGTCTTCCATTTCACCGCCGGTGCCAATATAGTTAATCCATCCGGTCTTAATACCACCTTCGGCCTCAATAGAGGGCCTTATATAACCGGCTGTTTCAATAGACCAGCCTTTCTTTCCCTTACCAATCTCTTCCATCCAAACCCATGTAGGCGAGAAACGAGAAACAGCCTGAGGGTTATCCTTGGCCGTTAAACAGTGTATTTGTGATTCCGTATTTTTTGCTTTGATATAGGTCTGGCTGTCGCCGCCCTTTGCTCTTTCCTTATAGAATTGTGTGTTGATTAATCCATTAAGGCCCCTGATACAGTCACGCATCGTTTTAAGAGCGTCTTCTTCAACACCACCAACGATAACATTAAGAGAACCATCAAGGAAAGTAAAGTTCCATCCTATTACTCCACCGGCACCCTTCTCTGAGAAACCAAGCTGACGACCTTTTAACTCCTGATCATCTTTTTTAAAGCGTATCATGTTATCTATCCTAAGATAGAACAGGAAGTCCATGTCAAGAAAGCGGGGAGGGATAATCGTCTTATAGCCTGTCTTATGGTCAAGACCGAAAATTTTCCAGAAGTTCAGATAGAAATAGTGCCTGCCGGTGATTTTTACCTTGCGGTCATAAATCCAATAGTCATATTCGGGGAGATAAACATCGTTGCCATGCCATATAGCATCTATTCCATCCACGATAGCATCACCACCTGGTTCTATTGCGTTCTCTATCTCAAAGCCATTCTTGCAACGGTCTTCTTGTGTGTACCACCAATTTTCATCAATAATTGATTTGCTGATTATCTCCTGCGTAATGCTTTCAGGCGGTACGTGAAAGTAATCTTCTTCCCATGGCACATCTACCTTTTGGGCTACAGGTGAAAACCGTATGGTATCAACAAATCTCATTTCTTTTGCCTATCAAATAACCGTTGGTGCTTTCCCGTTTTTTTGCTTTCTACCCTTTCCTTAAGTACTTTATTTCTAAGCTTTTCCTCGTAATCAAGCATACGCTCACCGAGTTTGATAGCATCCTCTTTTTCTTTTGAGTTGTCTATCTCAACTTCTGCAGGTATCATCGTTGACTCACCATCAGCATCTATGTAAGGTATTTTAGCTTTGACTACCTTAGTATAAGGTATTGTTGAAATCCGGGTAAGCAAAGACTCCATGTCTTTCTCAAGCTGATAAAGAAAGCGCTCTGTCTTTGTCATTTGCCGGTCAAGGTATTCCTCGATTACGGCAACCACTCTTAAGTTATCCTCAAAATCTTCAATTTTTCTTTTTGGTAAGTGCCTCTCTATTACCATCTTCTTTTTGTAACCCTCGAAAGAATCTTTATAAACACCATTTTGATTGTAGACAAAGAAGATATACATAAGGCAATCGTGAAAGAATTTTTTACCCTCAGTCTTGTCAGAGTTATAGAGACGCTGAACAGGAGGAAGAAGGCTACCTTCCTCGGTGGGGCGAACAACCCCGTCTTTTAATTCAAGAAAAGGCATATCAGGACGCTTTGATATTCTGTTGTTCCATCAGCCATTTTTGCACATCAATAAAACCACCTACTGCTACATCCCATGGCACAAGGGCCTTGGTATGAAAGACTTCTTTCATGTAGTCTTCACCGGCCCACCATCCGCACTCAATACCAAGAGTAAACCTTCTGTCAAGCTCGCCATCAACTTTTGCCTTTCTTTTTGTACGGATAATGCGCCTGACTTCCATTTTTAATTGAATATTTTCCTTATGGGCAACCATATCGCCTTCACGAAAAAAAATCCTGTTTGTTTTATTTTCCATGGTAGAGATTATTTTTTACAAATATAAAGTTTTTAACTTGACATATACATACTTCCTTTAAATGAAAAAGCCGCTAATTATAGCGGCTCTTTCGGCAGGGGGAATATAGTTGAAAGTGTTGTTGCACAAAAGTAATCGTTTTTTACAAATCTTCGTAAATAAGATAAACATTTGATAAACGGGTAGAGCCATAAAGCTTGCCGTTGATTTTCAATGCCCGTACTGCGTTGTGGTCTTCCACAAAAAACTTTACGCCAGGCTTAAGCTCGGGAACTTCTTTCTGAATAATTTCTCCGCCATAGACGACTTCGCCCCGTGTCGGCCAACGATCAAGCTCGTCCTGCTTCTCTACGCTTTCTCCCGTGTGAGGGTCAATAATCTTTGACTTCTGTTTTGGCTTGATAAAAATGGGTTTAAAGATAATGCGGTCTTTCATCAACGCAACTACTTCTATCTTCTCAGGAATCTTTGCGTCAATTTCAATGACTTCACTTGACTTAAACTGAATTGTCTTGCTCATTTTGTTTTAGTGTTTTTATTAGATTGTAAACATCGTTTTTATTTCTCAGGATTACCACATCCCAATCGGGATAAAGGTACAGAAACAAATGGATTTTAAGCTTTGCCATTTCTGTAATATGCCCTTTTGCGTCCGCTACTACATGGTGCTTTTCAAAGGTAAAGTCGGGCTTCCAGATGCGTTTCCTAAGCGTAGGAAGGCTTTCTCTGCGTATGGTGGGTAACAGGTCAAAACAGCGCTGAAAGTCCATCTCAAGGCCACTTTCTTCAATAATAAGCTTACAGGAATACTCAAGTCCGCTATCAGCTAAAACTTCTCCTGAACCACCAATCACTTTTTTAGCACCCCTTACCTTTTTGTTTTCCTTTGGGCTGTAGATTTCGCCAATGTCAATAATAGGTCTTCCCTTAGAAGTCATTTTATGACCACTAAGGGCAAACAGCTTTTTAAATTCATCGGCAGAAAGGTTCATTCTTTTAGCTTTAATACATCTAAGCTTATAAGTTTATTAAGCTCTGTTTCAGATATTTGAAAAACCTTTAGCTTCTTAAAAGAAAAGTCCGACATGTTTTTAAAGTCATCCCTTTTAATCTTAAGGTTCTCAAGTGTTATCTGCGTACTCGCAAGTTTTCGTTTCCCGGATTTGTTTACCGCATATAACGGTTCAACAGAAAGCACCTTGTAGTGCCTGTCACG